AGACCGCCTTAAAATCGTACCATTAGCCGATAAGCCTATAGGAACATGGACACCTTACAATCAAATTCAATATAACTTGAATTCAGATGATCTTATTCCGGCTAGCGATGGACAGTTAGTTGTGTATAAGAGAAAGGACAGTTCAGAAAGTTATAACCAAGCTACAGTTGAATTTATTAATCGTGCCAATAGTTATGAAAAGGAAACAGTCGCTTTCGAGGTTGTAGCCGATGTGCAAAAAAATGGTTTAAAGCCAGCCTCCAAGAAGTCTGCACATTATCTATATACTAAGGCTAGGGCACAATACTATGCTGAGCAATTAGCCATGAAACGGCTATACGCTAAAAACCAATATACATTCCATTTAGATTGGGCGTTCTGTAGATTGGAGCCAGGCGACCTTGTTACATTAACCGACGAATTATGTGGCTTAAATAATCAAATTGTCGTTATAACATCTGTATCTGAGGCAGCAGACGGACAGTTGGAAATAACTGCCGAGGGTAAACCACCAGGTACATATGCTCCTGCGAAGTACAATGTACATGAAAATGAACGACCTTTTATTGATTATAACCAAGCTGCACCAAGCGTAAATGATGTAGCTATATTCCAAACCGTTGGCGATGTAGGTGGCAATCAAGTATTCGTTGGGGTTAATGCTCCAAGCGGTTGGGGTGGTTGCTCCGTATGGGTATCTGACACAGGCGAAAACTATCGTCGTATAGGATCTATCACTCAACAAGCTAGAATGGGCAGAACAAAAAATGCGTTTGATAAGTCTGCGAATGTATGCGATGTAGTACTCAATCAAGGTGTGTTGAAAACTGCAACACATATCGATGCTGAACGTGCCAATACATTGTGTTGGATAAATGGCGAGGCATTGAGCTATGAGAGCGTTGAAACTCATCCGGATAATTGGTATACATTAAAAGGTTTAGTTCGTGGACAGTATGGCACTAATGCTATTAACCACAATGCAAATGAAAGGTTTGTCAGAGTTGACGAGGCTTTATTCCGTTACCCTTATCGTAAGGAAGATATAAATAAGACGATATATCTCAAGTTCACTTCATTAAATCTGTTTGGTAGTAATGAACAAGGACTTGATGAGGTGCAAGAGTACACTTATAAAATCGTTCCTTACTATATCCCAGAAGTTAATAATTTAACGTTATTCACTAAGTATTATGAAATTGGCAACGGTGTATTGTCCTTTGATGTGGTGGCTCAATTTGATGTACCTCAAATCAATAGTTTTGATACGGTCGAATTGTGGTACCGTGAGGGCAATGCAAACTGGAAATATGGCGGTAATGGTAACGGTCAAATCTCTATTAGTGGCTGCGAACTTGGACATACTTACGAAGTAAAGGCTATTGTTAAGGACATACATGGAAACACTTCGCAAGGTGTTACAAAGTCCATTACTGTAGCTATGAAAACGGAAGTACCTAATGCACCACAAGGCTTTTCTATCACATTTAGTGATAAGGCCAATTTCAACTGGCTTGAAGTTCGTAACGCTGACGTCGATTTCTACGAATTGCGTTTAGATACACGAACAGGGCAAACCGATGGTCTTATTGGTAAAAGCAACAATACTACTTATAGTGGCATGCTGCGTGAACGTAGTGGCAAAGTCTATTTGTATGCACATAACCCATCAAAAGGCTATGGGGCACCGGCTGAGGTTACATATAACGTACCAATTCCACCTAAGCCTACAAATGTCAAATTAACTGGTACTATTAGCGGTATCGGAGTGGTGTTTGAAAACATTCCGACTGGCTGCAAGGGGGCCAATGTCTATGTCGATAATACTGTATATTTCACATCTACTAACGCAATGAGTATTCCTATCGAGGCCGGTGTATATTCTGTCAGTGTTGCATATGTTGATATATTTGGCGAGGGGCCAAGAACCGACGCAACGAATGTGGCAGTAAAAGCTAAAATAGACAGTAAATTGCTAGATATGGAAAAACTTGGCATATCTGATATGGATAAGGCAGTAAAGGCTTTAAAAAATGAAGTTGGAACAGTTAAAACTAGCGTTGACGGTTTTCAAAGCAAACTTATCGACCAAGCCAATGCGTTCCAACATAGCATTAGTGATCTAAACACTAATTTAGGCACACAAATAACTCAAATCTCAAACGGCATTGAGTTAAAAGTAAGTAATGCAATCAACAGCCTTGACGGTGCCACACTTGTAAGCCGTATCAATTTAAGCCCAGCAGGTACACGTATCGATGGTAAATTATTACATGTTACTGGCGATGCATTGTTTGAAAATAACATCATTACAAAAGGTATGCTGCAAGCCGGTTCAGTTACTGCTGACAAAATGCAAGTCGATAGTTTATCATCTATCACGGCCAATATTGGCGACCTAAGAGGTGGCACCATTACTGGTACAGTTATCAAAAATGCGTCTAATACGTTTAGTGTTGACGCTGACGGCAATATTAGAGGCGTAAATATTACTGGTTCAAGAATTGACGCCAACAGTGTATATGCTAATGGTGAGCCGTTAAAGAACACTAATTTTATGAGTATTCATGTAGTTAGTGGACAGAAAATCAACTTGCCAGCCGGATATAACTATGAGCGATGCTTATATTACCTAACCAATGTTAAAATGCGTGAAAGCTCAGTATATAAAATTACTGGCCGTTATTTTAATGATAGCGATATGAACAAAATTCATGACTTCAATAATCGTTACTCAATGTATTTTAACGATAGGCCAGGCAGTGGCAAAATTGATGATTTAGGCAGCGGCCACTGGATACATGGGGAGCCTTTGCAAAATCGTGTATTCTTTCCTAATGGCGATATTCCAGACGGTGGAACTTTTTCGTTCGGTAGAGGCTATCCTAAAAACAATGTAGCCTCTCAAAGTGCTAACGCTAAATGGTTCAAAGGTTGTGGCGTAACCAAAGAGGGCTATTTTTATTATTTCTATAATGCAGGCAATTTTGGCTATTACGGCGAGGCTGATTTACTCATCGTTTCATTCTGGTAAGGGGGAATATATGGATCTAGTCAAACGAGTAAATGAAACAATACATATTGGCGAAGATTGGCGAAGAGCTTACACAATCACAGATGATATTGATATAAGCCAAGCCAGTGCCGTATGTAAGGTTAGAACCAAGCAAGGTAAATTACTTTGTGAGGCTGAGACAGTAATAAACAATAAAACTATATTTGTTACTATCTCCAAAGAAACAACATTAGAGATTAACAAGATATACACTAAGGCCGTATACGATGTTTTTCTCACTCAAGATAATGTCTCTCATAAGTTAATTATGGGGGACATTACTATTATTCATGATATTTCTATGCATTAAAGGGGGTTCATTATGGCAGAAACAAACGCACTTCAAGAAATTTTGGTTACATTAGGCGATAAGCCATTGAATGTAAATGTAAACATTCCAGGAATTAAAGGGGATAATGGACAAGACGGCCTCAATGGTGCTGACGGTTTAAGTGCATATGATATTGCACAATTAAATGGCTTTACAGGCAGTCAACAAGAATGGTTGGAAAGCCTAAAAGCAGGTGCCGTTGCAGATGAGGCACGCACAATGCTATTAAATGGCAATGTGTGGTGTAAATCTGCTGCGATTAGTGATGTATTGGCTGCAGTCATTTCTAATTTAGGGAAAGCGTTCCCACGTACTGAATTTAAACAGTTGAAAGTACCTAACGTATTACAAGGTCAACGTATTATCGCTGTGGAGGGCGAGCCTCATTACTTTGTTAAAGTTGCAGGCATGGAAACTCCGTTCGAGATTGACGATAATGGAACTGGATCCATCTCTATCGAGCCATTGGGCGTTGATGATATTCCTTTGACTTATCACAACTTTATTGGCGAAAAAGTAGGTGAAACTGTAATCGCTGGTATTCATGACAATACTAGAACACCAGACGACACTTATACAGAAAATGGCGTTAAATATGAGTTGTTTGGTCGCAAGCTAGAAATTAATGTAACAAACTTCACTGGATACAATGCCATTAAAATGCTCGGTAAATGGTTAGCATCTGAAATTGATAGTATCCTAATTAAAACGAGTAGGAATGTGCAACCTGTAACAGGAAATGGCAGTTTTACAGATAAAAGCGGCAATGCGATTGGGAATATTCCTATCATAGTGGAAACTCCTCAAAAGGTTACATTCCATAATACTGATAATAACAGTACTCCGATTAAAATAGGCACGTTGCAATATGGTGTGTATGATGTTCGATTCCAATCCTCTCAAATTGAATGGTATGATAGCATGCATCGATATGTTAGTGCAGGCGATGCAGTTGACCATCTATAATCTAGTGGAAAGGAGCGACAATGCAAGAAATAACAAATTTTCTATGCGATGCATGGCAAACACTTACTGAGTCATTTGCAATCAAGGCTTTATTGGCAGTAATAGCAGAAGTCGGCATTTACATGTTAGGTCTTAAACATGTACAAGTTTTAGGTATATTCATATTGCTTGTCTTTTTAGATCTAATCACTAAATGGTCTGCCATTAGTTACCAAATGCTCATAGATTTAGGGGCTAACCCTGACAATATTAGTGGTTCGGATAAGTATATTGCAATTCCTGCTGCATGGGGGAAAGGGCTTATTAATTCAAAGCATATGAGAAAACCTTTTGTAACAAAGGTATTAACATATTGCCTAGCTACTGCCGGTGCATGGTGCTTTGACTTTATGGCAGGCAATTATGCGTTTGCAGTCAATTTAGTGTGGCTATATCTTGGCTCTGTAGAGTTCCTTTCGATATTGGAAAATATGCGAGACGGTGGCAATAGTACTATTTCAGGTCTATTGGAATTAGTGCAAAGCAAGGTTGACGCATTATTAAAGAAATAACGTTTTATGTGAGGGCTGCATATAGTAGCCCTCTTTTAATTTGAAAGAGGTATATATAATGAAAATTGGTGCATATTTTGATGATTTTGAGTTCGCTTGCAGTTGCCATAGACATGAAGTCGATGAGAATGGACATAATAAACTGGACCATATTATCGACAAACGTTTGGTAGACTTGTTAGACGCAATTCGTGAACGTTTAGGGGTTCCGTTATATATTAATAGCGGTTACCGTTGCCCTGAACATAATGAGGAAGTAGGGGGCGTGTCTAACTCTCAACATTTAGAGGGCACAGCCGCCGACATTACATACGATGGCATAGATGTAGATTATCTCGCTCAAATTGCCGAGGAATGCGGCGCCGACGGCATAGGTAAATATTACTATCAGGACTTTGTACATGTAGATGTACGAGGCTATGCAGCACGCTGGAATGATCTCGACTAAATAAAGGGGGCTATGTATGTATGAGAAAATCACGAAGTACATCGATGCAGTTAAATCTCAAATTACTGTTAAGCGGCTTATTCTTATTTGTGGTTGTGTGTTGCTCCTCATTGGTGCATGCCAACTCATTGACGGTTACTTCACCGCAAGAGGAAACTATCAACGTGCCGTTGACAAGTTGGAACGAACTCAAAGGGAACTTGATACAAGCAGACGCCTCAATCAAGAGCTCAAACTTGTCATTGAACGAGGCTCAGACCTTAACCGTCAAGCAAGCGACCGAATTGAACGAATTGAAGATTATCAACGAAGAACGGAGCAAGGAATTGGCCGAGCTCAAAGCTATCAACAAGAATCAGGAAGAAGAGTTAGCGAAAGCATCGGAACTAACAACCAAGCAAGCGAACTCATTGGACGCAGCTTACGCATCATCGAACGAGTTGAAAGCGGAAATAAAGAACAATAAACTAACAGAACAAAGGTTACGCCGGCAACGTGATACATGGGCAATTAGTAATGCTGCATTATTCCTTGCAGGTGTGTTGCGTAGATAGACGGAGGTGATCCAATATCTCCTTACTGCATAGAGGTGGATATGCAGACAACTTTTGTTAGTTAAATATAGGGCACTTACTATTACAGTAGGTGCCCTTATTTTTTT